GTCTGTAGGCGTGGCCGAAATTGGCGTCCCCTAGTGCCTGGCGTCGCCGCTGTGGGCCGCGTGCGGCGAGAAGCGGTGGTGCGGCGGCCTCGTTTTTAGTGGCTTGCAATCGCACGCACGAGCGTCTGGCGACGATGGTTTTTCTGCGCGTTGTCGCAGCGTTTTCGTGCCTTAAAAATAGGCGTGAAAAGCATCTGGCCGCGCCTTGCAATCGAGCCGATAAGCAACGTATGTTTGGGCATCTCTGGAGGTGATTGCGATGGCTGTGATGCTGGCAAAAACGTGGAGCGGCTCCGATCCATCTGGCTGGTGGATGTCGGAGAAACTTGATGGCGTTCGTGCGTGGTGGAACGGCTATCGACTCACGACTCGCACGGGCAACGAGATCCACGCACCCGCTTCGTTCGTGGCTTCGCTCCCGGTTGGCATCACGCTGGACGGTGAACTGTGGGCAGGTCGCGGCACGTTTCAGCGCGTGAGCGGTGCATATCGACGCATTGACGAGGCGGCCTGGCGTCCGATCCGCTATGCCGTGTTTGACGCTCCCGAGGTGGCGGGAGGATTCGAGGCTCGGCAGCGTGAACTGCTCGAGCTCCTGGCCGGCAACACTGGCCGGGCGTTCGCGGTGGCCCAGCGGCAGTGCGTCAGCCGTGCGGATCTTGACCACGTGCTCGCCGGCATCATCCGCAGTGGTGGCGAAGGCGTGATGCTTCGCCAGCCGGGCAGCTGCTATGAGCCGACACGGTCGGCATCGCTGCTAAAAGTGAAGCCGATGAATGATGCCGAGGCCACGGTCATCGGCTACGAGGCAGGCACGGGCCGCAACCGCCTGGCGGTCGGTGCCATCGTGGCACGCATGCAAGACGGCAAGACGTTTCGTGTATCTTCTGGACTGACCGACGCCATGCGTCGCAGCCCGCCGAAGGTTGGGACGTTGTTCACGTACCAGTTTCAGCAGCTGACCGACGCTGGCCTGCCGCGTTTCCCGTCATTCCTGCGAGTTGCGTAATGGGCAAGGGCCGCAAGCCGACGCCTAAACCGATCCTTAAGCTGCGCGGTGCTCGCGTTAGAGGGCCGCATAAGAGCGGCATAGACGCTCCGGCCGGCATCCCTGACGCTCCGGCGTACCTCTGCGAGATCGGAAAAGCCGAGTGGGAGCGGATAGTTCCCATGCTTGAGTCGTCTGGTGTAATGAGCGTGAGGCATCAGCACACACTGGCTGCGTACTGTGACTCACTGGCTGACATGGTCACCGCTGACCGAGAACTGAAGCAGCACGGTGCCACGTTCATGGATGACAAGGGCCGGGTGATGAATCATCCAGCCTGGTATCGGAAGAAGGACGCCCGGCTGCACATGCTCCGTTTTGCTGAGCAGTTCGGGCTGACTGCTTCTGCCCTGGCGAGAGTGTCAGCCGTTGAGCCGAAAGCCCAAAGCGACAACGAAGACCGCCTCATGTTCGGCTGACAAGCCGTGCAATACGTGCTCCTCGTGCCTGGCGGTGAGGTTCTTTGAGAAGCACCTGACGCACGCAAAGGGCGAGTTGGGCGGCAAGCCGTTCCTGTTGCAGCAGTGGCAGCAAGAATACCTACGGGCGTTGTTCGCTGAAGAGAACGGCCGCCGGAAGGTACGCACGTCGCTGCTGGCCCTGCCTCGCAAAAATGGCAAGAGCACGTTGGCGGCAGGCATCGCACTGCGGGCCATGCTCGAGGATGAGCCCGGTGCTGAAGTCTACTCGTGTGCTGCGTCACGGGACCAGGCGAGGCTTGTATTTGATACCGCCCGCATCGCGGTGGAGCAGTCGCCGGTACTGCGGCAACACCTCAAGGTCTACAGAAACGCCATCGTCAGGGAGTCCACGCACGCCACGTACAAGGCACTTTCTGCCGAGGCTGGGATTCAGCACGGGCTCTCGGCTCACGCCGTGATTTTTGACGAGCTCCACGTAAGCAACCGTGAGATGTGGGAAGTGATGCTGTCGAGCCAGGGGGCCAGACGCAACCCGCTAACGGTGGCCCTGACAACTGCAGGCCACGACAGGAAGAGCGTGTGCTGGGAGGTGTGGAAGTACGCCGAGGCTGTTCGCACCGGAGCCATCAAAGACGAGACATTCCTGCCGGCCATCTACTGTGCTGATCCTGCGGCAGATTGGAAGGATGAACGCACCTGGGCTATCGCCAATCCCAACCTTGGCGTCTCGATCAAAGAGGACTTTCTGCGGAGCGAATGTCAGCGGGCCATGGAAATGCCCGCATACGAAAACACATTCCGCCAGCTTTACTTGAACCAATGGACTGAGCAAGACACTCGCTGGATTGCCATGCACCACTGGGCACAGGGTAACGTGCCATGCCCGGTGAGCCTCGCCGGTCGTGAGTGCTTCGCCGGGCTCGACCTTGCGACCACGTTTGACACCACGGCTTTTGTGATTCTGTTTCCGCTAGACGATGGAACCTTCTGGGTAGAGCCGCACTTTTGGATACCTTCGGAGAACCTAAGCCAAAGGGTTAAGAGAGATAAGGTGCCTTATGACGTGTGGCAGCGAAAGGGCTTGCTGCACGTCACTCAAGGGAACGTCACCGACTACACGCACGTTCGGCGTGACATCAACGACCTGGCCAAGAAGTACGGTTTCCGGCAGATAGCCGTGGACCGCTGGAACTCGACGCACCTGACGCAACTTCTGCAAGAGGACGGGCTGCCGGTTGTAGGTTTCGGGCAGGGCTACGGCTCTATGTCAGCACCCGCCAAGCAGGTCGAGGCATGGATCGTGAGCGGCAAGCTGCTCCACGGTGGGCACGAGCCGCTGACGTGGCAGGCAGGAAACGTGGCCATTCAGACAGACGGGCAGAACATAAAGCCGAGCAAGCAGCGAAGCCATGAGCGGATCGACGGCATTGTGGCTCTGGTGATGGCGGCAGGCGTCTACGCAACATCGTCATCGACCGCAGGCAACTGGGACATCATCACGCTATGACAGAGCAAGCCGCCGCCGACTTCAAGATGTTTGACCTTCGTGGCATCGACTGGCCAGAGGTTTCGCCAACTCGCACGCCGTCTGGCATCCGGGTCAACGCCGACAACGCCATGGCGTGCTCGGCCTACACGGCCTGCATCCGGGTCATATCGGATGCGGTATCTGCACTGCCTCTGCATGTGTTTGAGCGGATGGCCAACGGCGGCAAGCAGAAGGCCCAGACGCACCCGGTGTATCGGTTGCTGCACATGCAGCCCAACCCGTGGCAGACGGCCCAAGAGTTCCGGGACTGGATGACGGGCATGTACCTCCACTACGGTGCGAGCTACGCCGAGATCCGCCCAGGTGCTCGAGGTGCGGTATCTGAACTGTGGCCGCTGCACAGTAGCCGGATGGAGGTGGAGCGACTTGAAAACGGCACGCTGCGGTACATCTACCGTGAGCCGAGCGGCCGGCAGACGGTGTACAGCCAGGAGCAGATCTTCTGTCTGCGGTTCACGACCGAGGACGGCATCAAGGCGATCCCCACTTACAAGATCTTTCAGAACGCCATCGGGCTGTCGCAGGCGTTGGAGACTCACGGGTCCACCTACTTCGGCAACAACGCCAGGCCGGGCATTGTGCTGGAGAGCGAGAACCCCATCCCAATCGAGGCGGCCGAGCGGCTCCGCGAGCAATGGGAGCGAATGCACCGTGGACCTGACCGAGCGTTTCGCACGGCGATTTTGCCAAACGGCGTGAAGGCCCACGAGCTCAGCGGCAGCAATGAGGCGGCCCAGTTCCTTGAGACTCGGCAGTATCAGGTCATCGAGATCTGCCGGGCGTTCCGCGTGCCGCCCCACATGATTCAGGATCTGACCCGCAGTACGTACAGCAATATCGAAGTTCAGGGAACGGAATTTGTGCAGCACTGTTTGCTGCCTCACTTGAAGCGTTGGGAGGCGGCAATCTCGCGCGACCTCATCGTGGATGATGAGACGTACTTCGCCGAGCACAACGTCAACGGCCTGCTTCGTGGCGACCACGCAAGCCGGTCTGCGTTCTATGTCTCGGCTCTCCAGAACGGCTGGATGACGATCAATGAGATCCGTGAGGCTGAGAACCTCAACCCCATCGGCCCGGATGGCGACAAGCACTTCATTCAGCAGAACATGACCACGCTCGACAGGGTTGGCGAAGAGCCGCCAGTGCCTGAGCCGGCGGCAGGGCTGCCAGCCGTCGAGGACGAAGAGAGCCCAGCGGACGATGCCGAAGACACACAGGAGGACTCGACCGATGGAGATTGAACGCCGCGACTTTGCCTTTGAGCAGGATGACGAGCTGGTGATCGAGAGCCGTGCTGACGGCCGGGCTGCCATCGTTGGGTATGCCGCCGTCTACAACCGGCTGAGCCTTGACCTTGGCGGGTTCAAAGAAGAGATCCTGCCCGGTGCCTTCGACAAGGTTCTGAGCCGCCAGCGTGGCAAGGGCGACGTGGTGGCCCTATTCAACCACGACAGCAACATCGTTCTCGGCCGTTCCTCGTCGGGCACGCTGGAGCTCTCCAGCGACGACAAGGGGCTGCGGTACGTGGTGACGCCACCAGTGAGCCGGGCCGACGTGCTCGAGCTCATCCAGCGGCGTGACGTGCGTGGCTCGTCGTTCGCCTTCACGGTGGACAAGAGCGGCGAGGGCTTCCGCCCTGGCGATGACGGCAAGGCTGTCCGGCAGATCCGCGAGGTAAGCGGGCTGTATGACGTTGGGCCAGTGCTGGTGCCGGCGTACCCGTCCACGTCTGCCAGCGTAGCCCTGCGGTCCTACGAAGCGTGGCTGGCCACGCAAGTGCCCGCTGCTACCGAGGAGCGTGCCGAAGACCGAAAGGCCCTGGTTGACTGGATCGCCAAGAGCCGTGGTATCAGTGCTGCAGCTGCTGCGTGGTCACTGAGGCTACGCAATGTCTGATGCCCGCTGCACGTGCGGCGAAAAACTTCGGTGCCGCTCTAGCCGCCCATGTGGTGACGAGAGGCAGCAGTATTTGCGGTGCCCTCGCTGCGGTGCTCGTGCGGTTGTGTTTGTAAAAACAACACATTCTGAAGTGCGGTTCTGCAAGAGGCCCGCCCGCTAACTGCATCGTGAACCCTACGGCAATACCGCCGCAGGAGTCTCACGACACATGGACAATCTCAAGAAGCTGCAGGATGACGCCGTAGCCCTGGCCAACCGGATCGACGCCGTGCGTGCCATCGAAGGTGATGGCGACAAGATCGCAGAGCGAGACCTGGAGCTCGAGACGCTCAACACCGACGCCGCAAAGCTCTCGAAGAAGATCGAGTTTGAGCGGTCGGTAGTGGAGTCTGCCAAGAATCTGCGCAGCGTGGTCGAGCGTTGCTCGCCGGCCCCGGAAGCTACCGAGGAGCGAAGCGGCAAGGTCCGCATCGAGGCGGTGCCGTTCTCCGGCCGGCTGCGTGCGTTCGAGAACGCCCAGGACGCCTACTCGGTGGGCATGTGGTTTAAGGCCAAGAGCGGCGACGCCGAGGCTCGGCGGTGGTGCCAGGACCACGGCATCGAGAGCCGTGCTCAGGGTTCGACCGGCAGCACCACCGGTGCGGCCTTCGTGCCTGACATCCTGTCCAACACCGTGATCCGGCTCGTGGACCAGTACTCGGCCTTCGCCCAGAACGCCACGAACGTGGTGATGCCGAGCGACGTTCTCCTGTTCCCCCGCCGCACGGCCGGTGCCACGGCGTACTGGATCAATGAGAACGCTGCCATCACTGCCAGCGACCCGACCTCTAATCAGGTCACGCTGACGGCCAAGAAGGTCACCGGTGCGGTGACCATCGCTTCGGAGCTCCTGCAAGACTCCATCGTGTCCATCGCTGACTGGATCGCTGCGGAACTGGCACTGACGCTCTCCAACGCCGTCGAAGAGGCGGCATGGAGCGGCAACCCCAGTAACGCCCCAGCGGTTGCCGGGCTCGTCACGACCTACACGGGTGGCCTGCTGGCGGCGTCTGCTGCCACCTACGCCGCCTCGCTCGTGACGGCTGCCGGTGACACGCCCGACGAAGTCACCAAGGCGAACCTGTTGGCCATGATGGCTAAGGTTCCTCAGCACTCGCGTGCCGGTGCCAAGTGGTTCTGCTCGCCGTTCTTCTTCGCGTCGTGCATGCAGAACCTCGACCTCGCCCAAGGCGGGTCGGTCGGCATGACGGCCGGCATGGGTCCGACCTTCCTCGGCAGCCCGGTGGTTCTCACCGACAGGCTCCCGAGCGGTGCAGACTCGACGGATGTCATCATGGCCCTGTACGGGAACATGGCGAACTCGAGCTACTACGGCATCCGCCAGGCCATCGAGATCGCGTCCAGCGATCAGGTGAACTTCCTGAGCGACCAAACCGTGATTCGTGCGGTGGCCCGCGTGGCCATCACGCACGCCAACCTGGGCACCGACACCGTCGCTGGCCCGATGATCGGCCTCAAGGGTGCGTGAGCCTGACGGCTTGACACCTGTGCAACGCTAGGCGGGCGGCTCCATCCGGGGCCGCCCGCTCTCTTTTGAGGTTGCTCATGCTTGTGAAAGTCGGTGGCACCGAAGTCAACATCCGGGTCGAAGCCATCCTGTCGATGCCCAGGCTCTCGTTTACGGCCAATCACTTCGCCTGGGCTCAGGCACTCATGCCGCTCGGCATTCGCCCTACGATGGGCACTGGTGCGTTCTGGGACCAAGTCAACACCAGGGTGATGGAGCAGTTCATCGACAAGGCGGAATGGCTTCTCTGTATCGATTACGACAGTTTTTTTCAAAAGGAAGACCTTGAGCAGTTATTTGCGATGGCCATGACCTTTCAGTGTGACGCCATCACTGGGCTTCAGACCAAACGCGAGGACGGCCGCCCGATGCTCACGCTCAAGGGCACGCTCGATGATCCGCCAGGTGATGGGCAGACGGCAGTGCCCAGCTCGTGGTTTGCGGAGCCAGTGCAAGAAGTTGATTCAGCCCACTTTGGTTGCACGGTCATCAGCACGGCCGCACTTAAGCGGTGCAAGCGGCCTTGGTTCTGGAGTAAGCCTGACAGCGAGGGCGGGTGGAACGACGGGCGTATAGACCCTGACATCTACTTCTGGCGTAACTGGCGAGAGAGCGGGAACCGTGTCTTCGTCTCGCCGCGTGTCGTTTTGGGCCATGGCGAGTACGTCGTGACGTGGCCCGGCAAAGAGTTGGCTGGCCCTGTTTTCCAGTGGACTACCGAGTTCACAAGCACGGGAAAGCGTCCTGAGGCTGCATGGAGTGTGCCCTGATGGTGAAACTGAAGTTCAGCCGAGCGTGGCGAGGGTACGCGAAGGGGCAGTCTGCCGACGTGCCTGGCGGGCTTGCCACGCAGCTGCTCGCCCAGCGTGTGGCGGTGCCTGACACCCAGACGCTGATTGAGACTGCGGCCCTCGAGCACGACGCAGAGACAGCAGACGCCACACCCAAGCGACGAGGACGCCGTGCAGTATCGAAGCCTGACTCGCCAGACATCGCCAGCCGTTGAGCCCGTCACGGTCGCTGAGGCTAAGGCCCATCTTCGGGTGGACGTGTCAGATGACGACACCTACATCGGCACGCTCATCACTGCGGCCCGTGAGTGGTGCGAACAGTACCTAGACCGCACGCTGGTCAACACTCAGTGGGTCATGCGGTTTGACTCTTTCCCGCCAGACGGCACGCAGGATATTGAACTGCCACGGCCGCCTATGTCGCTGGCCGGCACGACCACCGCAGTGAGCCTGACGTTCACATCGGAGACGGGCGGTACGCAGGCATACAGCACGGCATCCTTCAGGGTGGACCGAAACTCAACGCCAGGAGCGGTGAAGACTCTGTATGGCCAGACGTGGCCGCCGCACCTGATGGACGACAACGCCGTAAGCGTGACGTGGTGGGCCGGCTACGGCAGTGCCGGCTCAAGCGTGCCGGCGGCGGTTCGGCATGCCATCCTGATGGTTGTCGGCATCCTTTACGAAAAGCGTGCCGCTGCCGAGTCTGGTTCGCTCAACGAAGTGCCGTTCGGCGTCAAGTCACTGCTCGACTCGCACCGCTGGGGCTCCTACCGATGAGCGTAGAAGGCCGCATCAGCGTTGACGTGGTGTTTCACGACACCGACGGCACAAACGCCATCAACGTCGTGTCGCTGCGAAAGTCTGATTCGTACCCGGCCGGCTCGGTGCAGTACCTGAGCGGCACCGCAGGCACCGCTGCGTTTTCGTTTGGCGAGGGGGAATTTGTGGGAGTTGGCGGCACTACGTACCGAAACGCTGCAGGGCAGTTGGTCGAAAGCAACGCTAAGAGAATCGCTTTTTCGTGGAGCGGCGGTGCGGGAGATATCAGAGACCTTTCAGAAAATGACTCCAGTGCCTTTCTTCTTAGGTCAGTTAACGGCGAAGTTGCCGTGTGTTCGCACAATGGGAACACAAACCTAGCGATGTCCGCCTGTTCAACCACTGGCACCTACACGCTCGTCGTTTACGGAGAAGCATGAGTATCGACGGCCGCATTACCGTTGACGCCTTGTTTCACGACCGCTCAGGCGAGCGGCTGAAGGTGTTGTCGCTTGCGTCCAGTACGGGCTACACCACCGGCAAGGCAATCGTGGTGACCGGCACTGCGAACACGGCTGGCAGGACGATCACCTACGCCAGCTACCGCGACGCCTCGGGCGGGTTTGCGTTGCTGGGCAACCCGGCACACATTGCGTTTTCGTGGAGCGGCGCGAGCCTGGCCAAACTTGCGGACATCGACACCGAGCAGTTTCGCGTGTGCTCAAAGGGCAACGTCGTGGCTGTGACGCAGTTCAGCACGGCCACTGAGCCGACGCTCCAAGTGCTGCCGTCATCTGGCACCGGCACCTACACCATCATCATGTGGGGTGCAGATTGAACGCTGGGCAACTACGCGAGCGAGTAACGGTGGAGCAGGCGACCGACAGCCGCACGACGCTTGGCGAGGCCGTGCAGACGTGGAGCACGTTTGCCACCCGGTGGGCCAGCGTCGAAGGCATCTCTTCCCGTGAGTTCTTCCTCCAGGGCCAGCAGCAGACCGAGGCCAGCCATCGGGTACGCCTGCGGTATCTCAGCGGGCTCACCCAGCAAATGCGTCTGCAGTGGCGTGGCCGCACGCTGGAGATCGTCAGCCTGCTCGAGCACGGCAACCGCACCGAGCACGAGTTGCTGTGCCAGGAGGCGACGTGAGTTTTATTGCTATAAGCCTTGACGCCGGCGACCTGCAGCGGGCACAGGATGCGTTGCGAAATGTGTTTGGCCCCGACGGAAACGCTGGGCTGTCCAAGGTTCTTGGCGAGGCTCTAGAGCGTGCCATCTGGCCGGCGTACCTGCGTCTGCGTGAAGTCACGCCGATGGGCCCTACCGGCAACCTCAAGAGAGCCGCTCATTACAAGGTTGTCGAGTACCCGAAGAACGGCGGGGCCGTTGGCCTGGTGGGGTATCGGCAGTCGCAGAAAGAGAAGGGCACAGCCACGGCCGGCAGCGTTCGCCTTGGCAAAGAGCGTGGCTTTCACCAGTGGTGGCTGGAGTTCGGCACCAAAGAGCGGGTAGTCACCAAAGTCTCAAACAAGCCGTTTCAGAGAAAGGCCCACACCCGCCGGATGAAGTCTGGCAAGGTGGCCAGCATCACCACCCACCAAGTCAAGGGCCAGGGTGCCATCATCGCATCAAGCCTTGCGGCTCGCGGGCCGTTCGACATCTACCCGGACGGCACCAAGAGTCAGCCGTATGCGTTCTTTATCAAGGGCAAGAAGGGCCAAGAGGCCATTCGCATCCCAGCCACGCCGGCGGGCGGCAGGGCAGGCAGGCCGCCCGTGCAGACTGCACTCACGCAGACGCAAGGCCAGATAGGCGAGATCCTGCGGCGTGAGCTCGGGATCGCCCTAGATGCCGCCCTGGCCAAGGTTGCCCTGTCAGGCACCGGCACTATCACCGGCGCGATCGAAGCCGCAGGAGGCTGACCAATGCCACTTAAGAGCCCAGAGCAGCTGCTAGCCAATGCCCTAGTTGCAGACCCTGCGGTAGCTGCCGTGGTGGGCCAGCGGGTGTATCCCGTCGTGGCACCGGCCTCGGCGGATCTGCCCTTCGTCACCTGGCGGCGTACAGGCGTCCAGAGAAACCAAACGCTTGCCGGCCCGATGGGCATGGGCGTGGTTTTGCTGGCAGTGGACGTGTTCGCTGTGACCTACGGCGAGGCCCGTGACATCGCTGACAAGTGCCGTCAGGTTCTGGATGGGTACGGCACCTCGGTGGCAAACTACGTGAGCGTCAGAAACGTGTCGCTAGACACCGAGTCAGACGGCGTGGTGCAGCTGGCCGGCGGAGACCTGCCGCCGATCCTGACGGTCAACCAACAGTATTCCATCCTTTGGCAGGAGATCTAGCAGATGGCCTTCGAGACACCGCATGACGGCACCGGCACAGTCCTGCAGTTTGCCAGCGTCACGTACACAGTGACCAACATCGTGGTCAGTGCCACGGACCCGACGGCGGACGAAGATAAGATTGCAGTAAGCCACATGGGCCAGACCGCTGGCGAGACTGCCAAGACTCTTGAGCTCCCGCTGGCTGGTGCCGCGTCCGGGGAAACCGGCCGCTCGGTCACTTTTGACTACATCGGCAAAACTTTCATTGCTGACCGCAGTACCGGCACTTTCTCGCTGACGATTGGTGGCACGGCCTTGTCTGGCGTAAGTGCAAAGGTTGGCACCGTGACGAGTTCGACGCTGACGCTTGCGACGCAGGACGCCATCCGGGGCCAGGCGACGATCAAGCTCGAGCGGTAAGCCAGACGGAGGACCGTCATGGCTACATATGCGACTGGCGTGACCGCTACCTGGGACAGCGTCAACTTTGGCGAAGTCACCGAACTGCGAGTCACGCACGGCGGCTCGCTGCCTCTTGCTCGTGGGAGCACGTGGACGCTTGACGTGGGCACTATAGAGATAGCGTGCCTTACGACTGCGAACATCTCCACGGCTAAGTATGGCAAGCGGGC